AGAAAGATGAACCATTTTTTATCGAAGTAAACTCTTCTGCTGGTACTGAAGGAGTTGAAAAGGCAACGAAAAGAAATATATCAAAAGAGATTATAGAATTTTTTGAAGATAGAAATAATTGGGTTCATGTCGCTAATGAATGTGGGTTTAAAGAGATGATTAAGATTGCTGGTGTAGATTTAGTTGCTAAATTTGATACAGGTAATAGTGGTCGAAATGTTATACATGGAGACAAGATAAATATTCAAGGTAAGAAAGTCAGTTGGACTTTACTAGGTAAAAAATATACGACTGATATTATTAAAATGGACAATATTAAAGTGGGTGGTCTTAGAAACTATGATGAAGACCGACCACTAATAGAATTAGATGTTGAATTTGCAGGCACCATCTATGAGAAAGTTCTCTTTACGATTGATGATAGAGCAGAACGAACACCTATCTTATTAGATAGGGAATTTATGAAGCGATTAAATGTTATGGTTAACCCTGCTAGAAAATACTTATTGACTACACCATTTGTTGCTGACAAACAAAAGGAAGAATAATGGCTAATACAAGTGAAGTGAAAGTCCTACGATTAAAAGTGGGCGATTTTATAATTGCTAAAGTAAGTGAGTTGAAAGACAAATATACTATGGAGAAACCTATGGCATTAGGTTTTGTTGGTGCAGGAGAGAGTGGCCAAGGCACTCTACAATTTGCCCCTTGGTTCCCATTTACAGATTCAAGAGAGATTAATATAAGAAAAGATGATGTTCTTTTAATAGAAGAACCTGGTCTTGATCTATTGAATCATTATAACAAAAACTTTGGTAGTGGTTTGATACAAACACCTAAAGGTTTAATTACTGAATAGTGATAGAAGAATTAGCAAACGGCAACGCAGCCTTTGTTGATGTTCAAGTAAAAGACTTAACTGAAAATCAAATAAAAGATTTAGGTCATCTTTTACTACACCACGGGTGCATAGTTTTAAAAAGACAAAAAGATATAGACCTCAAACTATATTCACACCTGTTATCTACAATAGGTGATATACAAGACAGACTCATAGTTAAACACACCATCAAACATAATAAATGGAAGTATGGTGATCCTCTAGAACAGAATATGTCTAGAGAAGAAATTGAAAAAGGTCTTAGAGACTTTTATGATGTCTTACATAAAACTAAATTTGTTCCTATGGAACAGAAAGATGAAATAACTTTCGGTGTAGGAAAAAAACCTGATATAGAAGAATCATTATTCGGTGATAAGCTTTTATATCCGATGGGTTGGTTTGACGAAGAGTACTATTGGGTATGTGAAGTTAGTGATAGAAAAAAACAAGGAGGACTTCCTCAAGGACTGTTTGGATATAATGATATAATATGGCACACAAATTTAAACAGTCAATTCTTTTTACAATATGGTTCTAGTGTAGTATTATATGGTAAAGAACATACAGCTGGTAGTATAACCCCCATACTTAATTGTAATCATGCCTATTCTGATTTTGATGAAACATTAAAAAATAAAATGTTGCAAACAAAAGGACCTATGGGTAAAGTATTGCAACACTCCGATAATGATTCTATAGCTGTGAAGATACGATCATTAGGAACAGGTAGTGATTATAGTTATGCTAAATATACGAATAATGATATGTTATTAAATGCATTAGAGCAAAAAGCATTAGTGTATTTAGGTGAAGCAGACGACACTCCTTTAGTTCTGAAAACTCCAACTACTGCTAAATATGGTGATTATACATTTAATGCTAAAATGGCAGTTAGTGGACTTACCGGTGATATACCTTTATCTAGAGAAATATTATCTAAGGCATTTGAAGTTGATACATACAGATATAATCACGAATGGGAAGATGGTGATATAATTTTGTTTGATCAAGGGCTCACAGCCCATGCAAGAGATAATTCTAAAACATTAGAACCAAAGAAAAGAATTTTATGGAGAAGTTGTATTAATCATAGTAAATTAAACATACCAAAATGGTTAGATATAAAAGAAAATAGAAATAATACTTGACTTCCAATTGTAAACCTGTTATAATAGTTATATGAAGTTCTACACATCCGTCATACCACACCGTGGTCGTCTATTGGTTCGTGCCATTGTTAACGGTAAAAGAATTCAAAAAAGAATTAGTTATAAACCCTCCCTTTTCGTACCAGTTAAAAAAGAAACAAAGTATAAAACTCTAGATGGTCGACCATGTGAGAGAATCAAATTCGATTCTACATATGAAGCGAGAGAGTGGTTAAAACAATATGATGGCGTCACCGGGTTTGAATACTTCGGTAATACTAGACATCAACACGCCTTCATATCAGATGAATTCAAAGGTAATATAGAGTGGGATCTTTCTAAATTAAATACTATTACTATTGATATTGAAACAGAATGTGCAAATGGTTTTCCTGATCCTAAAACTGCAATCGAGCCTCTATTATGTGTCACCGTAAAATCTCATTCAACAAAAGAAATAATTGTATTCGGTATAGGTGAATACAAAAATGATAATGACAAAGTAACCTATCATCAATTTCCTACTGAACAGTCTCTATTAGAAGCATTTATTAAATTCTGGTCAGATTATGATCCTGATATTGTCACCGGTTGGAACTGCAAGTTCTTCGATATGCCGTATCTAATTAATCGTATTAATTATTTACTAGGCGAAAGTGAATCATTAAAACTAAGTCCGTGGGGTGTTGTTGAAGGCAAGAAACAAAGTAAACAATTCGGCGGCGAGATAGAACATTACGATATTCTTGGTGTATCAACCTTAGATTATCTAGACTTGTATAAGAAATACACTTATACAAAACTAGAATCATACAGACTTAACTTCGTTGCTGGTGTAGAACTCGGTGATTTCAAAGATGAGAATCCTTATGATAGTTTCAAAGAATGGTACACCAAGGACTACCAGTCATTCGTAGATTATAATATTCAAGATGTAGAACTAGTTGATCAGTTGGAAGATAAAATGAAACTGATTGAATTGCATTTGACTATGGCCTATGAGGCAAAGGTAAACTTTCAAGAAGTATTCCAACAAGTGACCATGTGGGATGCAATCATATTTAATTTCTTAAAAGATAAAGGTATTGTTGTTCCACAAAAGATAGATCACGAAGGTGCTCGTGGTTATGAAGGTGCATATGTAAAAGATCCTATTGTAGGTTTTCACGATTGGGTTGTGAGTTATGATTTGAACAGTCTGTATCCACATTTGATTATGCAATATAATATATCGCCAGAAACTATTATAGGTTTTCAACCTGAACTTGCAAGTGTAGATAGAATGCTTGAAGGTGATGTTGACTTTTCTGCATTTGATAAAAGAACTATGACACCTAACGGTGCGATATTTAGAACTGACAAACCCGGTTTCTTAGGTGAGTTGATGGAGAAGTATTATACAGATAGAAGTAAATATAAAAAGTTGATGATCATTGAGCAAAAGAAACAACAAAAAGATAAAGGTAATAAAACTATTAGTAATAATATTTCTAAGTATAACAATATTCAAATGGCAAGAAAGATTGCATTGAATAGTGCCTATGGTGCTATCGGTAATAAGTATTGTCGGTACTATGATGTAAGACAGGCTGAAGGTATCACACTTGCAGGCCAATATTCAATTCGATTTATACAAAGACGAGTCAATGAATATCTTAATAAGTTATTGAAAACTGAAAAGGTAGACTATGTTGTTGCTTCAGATACAGACTCAATCTATATTCGTATGGGTGATGTTGTTAAGAAAATGGGTCTTGGTGATGATATCAAAAAGACTGTAAATATTCTAGATAAATTTTGTGATCAGAAACTTAAACCTTATATTGATGAGAAGTATCAAGAGTTGGCTGATTACACACACGCTTACAAACAAAAGATGGTGATGGATAAAGAAGTGATTGCTAACAAAGGTATCTGGACTGCAAAGAAAAGATATATTTTGAATGTATATAATTCTGAAGGCGTTGATTATGATGAACCTAAACTAAAGATAATGGGTATTGAAGCAGTTAAATCATCAACACCAAAGGCGTGTAGAGATAAAATCAAAGAGGCTCTAACAGTTATAATGACTAAAGATGAAAATGCTTTGATAGAATTTATAGATGACTTCAAAAAAGAATTTATTGAACTGCCTGTTGAAGAAGTATCTTTCCCAAGAAGTGTTAATGGTCTTTTGAAGTATCAAGATAATACACACATTTATAGAAAGAGTACCCCTCGCCATGTGAAAGGTGCATTGATCTATAATCTAAATTTAAGACAAGATAGTAAATTGCTAAATAAGTATGAGACTATTAAAGAAGGTGATAAGATTAAATTCTTAACATTGAAAATGCCTAACCCATTTAAAGATGATGTTATATCTTTCCCAACTAAACTGCCTAGAGAGTTTGGTTTAAAACAGTATGTAGATTATGACGCTCAATTCGAGAAATCATTTTTAGATCCATTACGATTTATAGTGAGTGCAATCGGGTGGAACTTTGAACGACAAGCCTCACTAGAAAGTTTTTTCGGATGAGTGATGTATTAGAAAGTATGATAGATGTAGGTAGTGGCTTCTTTTTATCTATTGTAATTCAGATAACAATATTTCCATTGTTTGATCTACACCCTACAATCTTTGAGAACTTTCAAATTGCATTGATATTTACCATGGTGTCAATGACTAGATCGGCATTATGGCGAAGATTTTTTAGAAAGAGAAGAACATGAAAGTAGAACGATTAG